CCTACTATTGCTGCACTTGCTAATAACCAAGGGCCTGCTGCAATCGCTGTTGCACCCAATGACGTTCCTAAGCCTGCTAACCCGCCTACTCCTGTTGCTGTAGTAGTTGCAGTTGTTATACCCTGAGTTGCAACAGAGGCTGCTATAGAAGCACCTCTAAACTTACCAAGCATAGTTATGACTTTACTTGCTCCACCGGCTACGGCCCCTAAGCCTGCCGTAGCTGGACCTGATACTAAAACAAGTGCTGCGATGCCCAAGGCAGCTTTTTGACCTGCCGGACCTAAATCGGTAAACCACTTTGTAACTGATTTAGCAGCAGGAATAACGTCGTCATTGATTATGCTTACGATTGGCCTAAGTGCGGGTTCAACAGATGATGTCAACTCCCTAACCGACTGCTTCATTGCCATAGCAGGGTTATTTTCTTCAAGGGATTTCATAGCTTTTTCCGTAGATCCTTGGAAACCCTCTACACCTTTTGCACCTTCGGCCATAGCTACAACTACCTTAGATTCAAGGTCCTCCCACTGTGTTCCAAAAAGCGCTACACCGGCGACATTCCTTTTCACGGGGTCTTCCATGGCTGCTAAAGCGGCGAGTGTAGCCGTAAAAGCTTGTTGACCTTTCTCACCGCCCTCCGCAATAGCTGCACCCATTTGCTTAGCATTTAGTCCGATAGCGGCAAATCCATCGACTGTCGTCTTACTGCCATCTTTTGCTCGGATATTGAATTCTTTGACAGCATCGCCGACTTTATCGAGATTCCAGGCACCTTCTTTAGCCCCGGCGATGAGGATACCTAACATTTGATCGGCTGACATTCCCATGGTTGAAAACTGAGGTGAATACTCCCTAAGGGTGTCTAAAAGCTCACCCGAGTAATCCCCGCCTTGCTGGAATCCCGTTGTTATAAGGTCGAACGAATCTTGTGCGGATATCTTAAAATTTTTCATCAAGACTCCTGCAGCTGCAGTCGATTCACCAACATCTGCTTGGAATACCCGCGAGAGCATCATTGCCCCCTTGGAAACCTGTTCTAATTCCTTATCGGCTAGCTCACCCATATTATGTCGAACCTGAGAAACCGCCTCTGTTGCTTCAGTAATACTCTCGCCAAATCCCGATGACCAAGTTGTTTTAGCCACTGTCCCGAGGTTTGCTGCCTCATCCGCAGTAAGGCCTAATTGAGCCCTAAGCTGTGATGTTGCGCTCATGCTTTCTAACGTCTGTGAAACAATATAGCCTTTGGCTGCTGCTAAAGGAGCAGATAAGGCCAGTGACATGGCTGCTCCTGCTTTTTTCATTTTGCCGCCAAAGCCATTTAGCTGTTGTTCAGCATTACTTAAGCCTGCACCGACTCCGGACACATCCATAACCATTCTGGATATTACATCACCAGCGTTCATGCCACCTAGCCTCCTTTCCTTACAACCTTAAACCTGGATAAGTCATTTGCAGTGAGTGTTTTAAAAGCTCCTAAAGGCCCTGAGTCCTCAGTCCACTCATTGCCAGGATTAGATTTCACCGTTGACCCTAACCTAACAATTAGAGCGCAGTTTGAATTCATGCTTAAGCCTGATAGCAAAACTGAAAACCGTCGCCAACTCATGCTCGGTAAAGCTTCCATCAGGTCAATTCCATATTCCCTTTGAAAATCCGCTTCGATAGCCGCCCAGTTTTCTATTATATCTAATCCTTTTCCACCATCTGGACGGCTCTCGCGTTTCCCGTGTATTCATCCATGGCCCATTGTACTAACTCAATCATTTGGTTAGTTGACAATCCTTTTTTAGCCCACTCTTCAAGCTTCTCTTTCGTGAAAATAGTAATTGCCATTTCAATATACACAATATTTGGAAGCACGTTATTTCCATATTCTTTTTGAGCCCGCATAAGCTGTAAAACAATTGATGCAGGCATTTCAGGACTTAATTTTTCATCTTTACCAAAAACCTTAAAATCAATAGGCTTATGTTCTTTCTCGCCCCAAAACTGATCAAAATCCTTCATTAATTTTCAACCACCTAACTAAAAGTATATAGGGTGGTTTTTAGGCCACCCTCATGCTATGACGCTGTCTTGAAGTTAACCACAGTTGGCGCAGCAAGGATATTGCCGGCAACGTCTCTAACGCCTGTAATGATCCAGATATAATCCGTCGCAGCTGATAGGTCACTGGTCGGATTGAATGTTACTACTGTATCATTTGTACCTAATGATAGTGAACCAGCAACTATTGTGCCGTCCGAAGCTTTCAAGAGAACGAAGTTCTTAGCGGTTACGCTACCAGCTTGAATTGCTTCACTGAAGGTACAGGTGAGATTTGCAGACACAACAGCCGCCTCCTCTGCATCGGCCGGAACCGTTGCTGTAATTGTAGGCGCAGTAGTATCTTCCGATGTTGCTATTGTAGTAGCCGTCTCATTGAGTTCAATAGTCGGCTGATCCTCAATAAATACATCCACTGTGATATTAGCATACTCGTTATACTTTAAGGCGATTGGATAACTTCCAGCCTTTATCTTACACCCCGTAAGAGTTACCAGAACATCACCAAGGCCACTATCAACCTTTGTTGCCTGACCTGCGAGCTTAAATTTATTCAGGGCTGTACTAACAGCCGGGAAAGTATAGGTCTGCTTCTGGTTAGGCGTTTCACCGGAACTCTCAAGAGTGCCACCAAACATTGTTTCCAGCACTGATAATGGAATTTTGTTAAACGCTAATTTTCCCTCGTAATTTTTTACAAATGAAAAAATGCTAACTAGATCATCACCCTCAAGCTCCTTTGACTCTATCACAGGGCCAAACTCGAGTTGTACTACCTTTGGGATGTCTATGCCTGTTGTATCGTAGGACGAACCTGTCCATCCATATATCTTTGAATCGGCTAATCCTAAGGCAGCGGATTCAACTGCTAATGTCATTTATAACACTTCCTTTCAAATCTTAATCCACGCTTATAACAACCTCTAAGTTGAACACAAATAATGTCCGTCCATTCTCATCGGTTCTCAACTTAAAAGGAGACTGGAGGGCTCTAAACCAGCCCTTCCTGTCTCCTGCTGTAATTGCCCTGTCATCCGGATTGTTCAACAGATTGTATATTTCCCAGATATTACTCCTGCAACTTTCATAACTACCATTTCGAACCAGGACCTGGATTCTTCGTGATAGGTCGTCCATTATGCCGGATGGCTCACCTGCGTATTCTGAAATTACTATAATGTTGTCAGGAGAACTCGGCCGGGCATCAAGGAATACATCGGTGCCCAAGGCGGTTGCTTTCCCCTTAGTAATTAAATATGTCGCTATATCCTCTGTCAGATTGGCCATTGAATCACCCCCATCACAGACCCAAGTCGTTCCTAATTCTCCTGGCTAAGTTATTTGCTAACTGAGGCTTTACCTCATTAACCGGCTTTTCGAGGAACTTAGCCTCGCCCACCGGATGATTTGCGTTAAGGTTCTCATGCACGTATATGGCGTACTCCTGCGCAGCTCCGCCATATCCCATTTCGACCGATACCTTGTCGGCGGTGGTTTCAGGCGGCTTAACATATCCACTATCACGAAGAGTTCCTGTGTCTACCGGACACATTTCTTTGCTCTTGCCCATAACTAATTCCGCTTCCTGGTATAAAGCTCTAGCCGCTGCTTGCTTAAACTGCCCCGGCGCTTGCCGAAAAAAGCGTTTAAGTTCAGGAGAAAATTCAATTGAGACATCTCTGGCCAATGGATCACCCCTTACGTGTAAACAACAACATGATGGATATTCCCAGTCTCATCCGGATTTTTCTCTATACTCAGTATGATTGGCTTTGTTCCGTCAGGAAGAGTTATTTCATCAAGCGAACCTACGCTTACGGTACCGTCAAGGATTACTTGGGCTTTGCTAACCACTTCTTTGCCCTGAGAATCCTTAACAAGAACATTGTTGTACTCAACCCGAGCAGGATAGGATGTTGGAGTTCCTGGTACCTGTTCGTCGTATTTATTGGTAGTTGTGCCAGCAATGCTAACTGTCTGTTTTAGAAGTGCTAAGAGTTCCTGCTCCATTCTCCATCATCCCCCTAAAGAAAGTAGGCTGCACAGATGATGTATCTGCTGCAGCCGTTTCTTTTTCGCTAATCGAGAGCCCCCCGGCATAAGGAACGACTAAGGCGCTTCCCTCTTGCTCCAAGCTTTGGGCAATCTTTTCAAATGCAGTCGCTCTGTCTGACATGGTTATAGATAGCTTGCCAACTGTTTTGCTTGTGGCCTTTCGAGCAAATTGAGCCGCTAAGGACCTACAAATTGCTATGGCAGCAGGGATTACACCGCCTTTTTCTGCAAGGGCATAGGCGATTTCCTCGTCTGTCACTAATTGCTCTGTAGTATCCGTATCTCCAGTGCGGAACCTAACCGCGTCTTTTTCGCTGTTCGCAGGATCTCCGCTGTAGGTCCATGTCATTATCGTCCGCCTCCTCTTCAGGAGCGTTCTCGTCTGCGCATAATTCAGCGCCATTTTTGCTACTGTTCTCTGGCTCATTGCTAATAGAATGACCCTCAAGCTTATTATGATAAGTTAACGTTTCCTTATTAGCAAAACACCTTCCGCAAACATCACAGGTCACTTGCTCACTGTGATAGTCTTTGATGTACCTTAGCGTTTGTAGCTTGGAGGCGTGTTTCCACGCCTTCGTATCTACAATCTCACCTCGAAGAAGGTTAATGCCATTTGATTGGAGAGGCCTTAATACTATGCTTGACATAGGTCAAAAACTCCTCTCATACCTTTAGGCAATTGCCTGATCGAAGTATGCCCCGCAATCAGAAGCAACGAGTTTCGGGTCTATTCCAATTTCGCCTTCGACTCTGTCAGCCTTTAATTGACGCATCGGGAACTTATCAATAGCAATTCCCTCATTGCTGGTCAGGTTATTAGCGATATATTTCCAGGCGAAGATGTATCCAGCACTAGGAGCCAAGAGGCTTGGAGCCGGTGCTGAGTAAGTCAGTAGGGCAACTTTTCCATGGATAAAGCTGTATGCCTCGGTTGCGCCTTCAGCATTCGTCGCATAAATCGCGCTGCCAACAACTATTCTGTCAACTTCGAGGACCTTCGCTATCAAATCAGCTGTAATAACACCGGATTGCGTGTATTTGTAGCGGTCCAGAATATCCGGGTGATTCTTAAGAGTCTCAAATACCTCTTCCCCCAGCAGGAGGGTATTAGGCTTAAATCCTGTAGTACCCTTAATGTGCATACGAGCATTCTTTACGTCTGTTATCGGATCACTGTTCGTATAATCGCTCCACTGAATAAATTGCCCGGTAGAGGGATTTGAAGCAACCCCCGTGTAGTCTTTTCCCCACACGCCCGTCTTTACATAGTTGTCAGCAAACAACCGTTCGCGGCGAATCAAAAGGCGCTGGGTAACAAACGTTGTTGCATCACGGTCCATGTCAAGAACCTTATCGGCATTAGCACGTATTGCCCAAGGCACATCTTTATGAAAAGCCCATGTCTCACAATTATAGGTGGCCGTTGAAAGACCATATCCGCTGCCGGCAGACTCAGTGCCCGGGGCTCTCCTCTTTGCCTCATCTCGCATCCAGTCGTTTTTGTTATATTTGTAATACGAATCTGCCTGTTTGTCCACGGGCACCACCGGGAAAACTCTGCCCGCAATAAAGTCCTGGGCATTTTGGATATATGCAATTGAGATATTGGTTAAAGGTACATTTGCATGAACTTGAGTAAGTGTCGGTTGTGGCACGTTTATCACTCCTTTTAAATTAATCATCAAATTTAAAGGCGCAACATAAAGCTATTGCGCCTGATCTAACCACAAGAATAAAGACTGCCTACTCATAATACTACTGGATAGTAATAAGCAAGACACCTTCACCCTCAGCGAAGGCGGTAGTACTAGAGGCCTCAACGCTAATCGTATCTGTGCCAGTAAAGGCGTTATTTGCAGTAACGGCAGAACCAGCTATGACAGCTCCGAGAGGGGTACAGTTAGCGGATGTCAATGCTACAACCCCACCCGTAACATTAGTTGTACCGATCTCAAGGTTAAGAGTAGCTGCCTTGTCAGCGGTAGTAACAGGATCAGTTACGGCAAAAGCTACTTTCTTAATGCTGCCGGCAATGCCCGGAGTAAACGCAGTCAGAATATCACCATCAGCAACTTTGGAAAGTTTAATTGGAATGGCAAGAACGAATCCCGAGTTAGCACCGGACGAAGTTCTTGTTACGAGCAATACACTGTGAATTTCATCAGCAGAGCCAGATTCTAAGGCCACAGCTATTACTGCATTAGTACTGGTAGTTGGGATAAGCTTTCCGCTTGCGTCTGAGGACAGGTTATTGCCGGCAGTAACCGTATCGCCATAGACAGCTTTGGATACCCCTAAAGTCATTACATTACCAACTTCATCAGCCGCGGGATTATCTTGCATAATACCAATGCCATTCTCCCCGGCACCACAGACGGCAGCTTTACCTGCAGAGTCAACTTTTACAGCGTAATACTGTTTTGCTGCAAATGTTGCAGCGACAATTAAAGAAATACATTCTAATGGTTGTTCCCATGCCATATTTATGTTTCCTCCTTTATTATTTAATCAAGACCAAGTTGCTGGCACTGATGGTTACAAGAGTATCCTTCACTTTGCCTTCTTGTTCAGTCAATCCATCAACACGCTTTTATTTGCTAGCCATTTCGGCTTCATACTCATCATACAATTCAGGATGCTCACTCCATACTTTGGCCAAGGCCTGCTCCTTAGTCATACCGTTAGCGCTCTTCTGTACCATCTCAGACGCCATTGTCTCAACTTTAGCAACAGCGGTACCTCCGGCTGCAGGCGCTCCACCGGTTCTTCCAAACTCGGCAAACAAGGCTCCCTTTTCAACCTGTTCCTTGGTCGAGGTGAGCATAGCTTCAAACTTCTCCAGCGCTTCCGGATTCCCGGCCAATGATTTCATCATCACTGCGATTTCTTCTGGCTTAGTACCTGGTACGGCTAAGTTTGCAGCCTTAACAAAGCGCTTGTTGTCTTCCGCTTCTTCTTGCAGACGTTTGGCTAAGTCTTCAGCATCTTTAGCCTTTTTCTCCATGTCTTCCATGCGTTTGCGAACTTCCGGGTTTACGCCTTTCCAGATATCCTCAGCGGGAGGATTCGGATTCAGTTTTTTCTCCAGGTCTTCAACTTTTGCAGTTAATCCCTCAACCTGTTCGGCTTTCTTCTCGATATCGGCTAGATAGTTTTGTACTTCCTCGGGTAGGTTCTTTCTGATTTCGTCAGTAATTGGCATCATGACACTTCCTTTCATCATTCCTTCTTTTTTCTTGTCAGGTATTGCAGGACCTGGCTCAGGTTTGGGCTCTGGATCTGCTTTTGGATCGAGATTGGGCGCAGGAGTCGGTTTAGGTTTAGGGTTAGGTTCCGGTTCAGGATCTACAGGTTCTGCTTCGGCAATGATCTGGTCCAGCATGGCCCTTGTTTGCTTAAGTGTTTCCATGCGGCCGCCTGATATCTTTTTACCGGCCTTTTCAAGGTCGTCGCTCATAGTTTCTTCTGAAACAAATAGTCCTTTGGCAAAACTCCACAATTTCTGCATAGGATTAATGTCCAGGGGTTCAGCGCGTTTGACAATTAAAAAACGGCGTCCATTCGCCGCTTTATCCACTCCGCTAACCTCTTCTATGTTCATGTCTACTATTTTCCTTGGCAACTATATCACCTCCTTTACAGATAGCTTCCGGCCTTTGCCACCCATTGATAGACCAGTTATTTCACCTTTTTGTACCTTGGCGAAATAGTCAGGGGACCAGACAATACCCATCAACCAGCTGCCTTTTGACACCTTTTCATTACCGATCTGTAAAGCAACCGGTGCAATGTAATTTTCAACAATATCGCCGATACCCTCATCCCAGGATTCGTGCATATAGCCAAGCCCATCACCCTTCTCGATGTCGTCCCATATCTCGGTTATATCGAGCCTGACAGGATCACCATTCTTCACAGTTTTCGTTATGGAATCAAGAAGGGTTAACGCCATCTTATTAAGCTTTGCATCACCCTGAATGGCCTTAGTAAATTTCCAGCAAGCCTTTTCGATTTCGGCTGCGTCGCTAAATTCGCCCTGGCTGTCAATCTCTAGAGGAGAATAAACAACACCTAGTGTATAGCGCTGCGATGTATCAGCCTTAAGGAAAGCTAATTTCTCGACCTTTACATCATCGTTTGATTTATATGACATATTTTCACCTCCTTGCAAATTAAGCACATACTTAATTCCTTCATCTGTTACCATGTTTTTCAGAAATCCATATTTCTCAGCCATATGATTCGATGCTTCATTGCCTTCAACGGAGAACCAGAATATTTTCTCAATATCCGGAAACTCAATTGGGATTTCTATTAATGCTTTAGCTATAAGGTTGTTTGCAATCCCCTTTTCCCTGGATTTAGGTGCAACGGCAAAATTCAAATAAGATCGTTTTCCTAATTTCCTACACTCAATAAAACCAACCGGCTCCTCATCTATCACATATACTTGTCGATATTGGGCATCGTCATAGAATTGACGGTCACCAAGAAAGCTCCTCTCTTTTTCTGTAAGGGCTTTAATAATTGCCTTAATTTGCTTTAAATTTTCATCCGGCATATAATCATACCTCCACCCCTCCCTATGGTATAATTTAATAGAGGTGCGTTTACATGGATATCGACTCCCTTCTTAAGCTTTCTGCCCAAATCAAAGAACATTCTGGCGTAACGCCAATATACGAACCGCAATTAAAAAAGGCCCATGCCCTCTTAAAAGACAAGTGCCCGCGATGTAATAATGGAGATATTACTACCCAGGACGATAAGCTGGGACGTTTGTATTGCTGTAACCTTTGTGAGTGGTCCGGATGGGTTCCGCTTAGGTTTATTGAGATTGTTGACGACGAAACCATAGCTTTAGCATTAGTTAAGTTTTGTCTGTAAAAAGCACTCCCTTTATGGGGTCTACTCGTAGATTACCTCAAGTCCGTATGCGACTGCGGCATCATGCTCAATTCTGCATCCCCTGGTGTCTTCCCACCCCTTACAGAAATATGCAGCATGACAAAGGCTCATGTTTTCGAGTGATTTAGCTAAGAAACAGAGAGGGATTTGAACAACTCCACGTTCTTCCATCTGGCCCTTGCTATACCACTCGTCAGTAAAAAGGGTATTAACAATCTCGAAGCCTCTTTCCCCAAGGGCCTTAAATGCCTTCGCCCTTGCAGTAATGATTTCTTCCTCACTCTTACCAGCCATAGGTTGCGATAACATTGCTTTCTTTTTCATAATTCAAACCTTTCATTTCATTTCTACAATTTGCTTTCTCAATGTTCCTCAGATATTCTCATTTCGTTAAATCAACGAAATGCGGACATTCTATACAAGAAAATTGTAAATATCCCGAAGAACTATCACCTCCGGCTAATCCACCACAACTCCCCATTGCGGCGTAACCCTCATATTCCCTTTGGTCGTAGCAATGTTCACGGGACCAATAATATTTTATTTTCTTTATCCATATCACAATCCTCTTAATCATTTCAGTCCCCTTTTCACTGGTTGAAAAGCCATTTATCTCCCTATCTCAACTAATCTCTCCGCACACCTGCACCTTGGGTGCAAGGTAGGACCTTTCACCCCGTTATCATACGTGCCCCCAATGGGGGCTCGTTTATTTTTCATTTTAGCGCATTCCGGACAAAGCCTATCATCGGGGGTTATGATCCATTTCCTCTCAAAGCCGCTAAGCATCCCATCAGATTTAGCGTTCTCCCATACATTCCTTTGACCAGATGATGCAGCATTGATGGTTTCTGTACGACTAATATTTTCAGCTCTATCTCTCAATTTCTTCTTCGAATATGTCGCAACTCTGCTGTTGATCTGCTCCTCTGAAAGGTCAAAGTCCTGCATCAACTTGCGAGTGTAATTTATTACTGCTTTTGCATCGCTTTCGGTTAGTCCGATATGCTGCCTGATCATCCTTGCTGTCTTGTAAGGATGACCGCCGTTCTCCATGGCATCTGTAATAATTGCACGTACTGCGCTACGACTTTCCTCTGTTATTTGTGTTATCAATTCCCCAACATATTTACTAGCCCACTCAACCGCAAGCTCATTTACGAGGTCAAAGCTATATTTAACGCTAATAGAAGCTGGCATGGACCCGACTGCTATTAACCCTGTCTTTGCTGCAATGGAAGCAAGCGAAAGTTCAATAGTACCTAATTTTTCATCAAACACAGACCAATCAAGTGCCTTAATGGCTCCTTCGATATCACCTTTGGCTAGCATTTCCTCCACTTGTTTTATTGCTATATGGCCTTGCAGCTTAGCTACAGCCTTCAAAAAAGCATCTCGTACCTGAGGTTCAGCATTATCTGCTATCTGGTGAAGCTTTTCCCAATCAGGTGGTTTCTTTTTGCCGATACGATACAGGAATGTATCAAGAGCTTTGGCAATGGCAAGCATTTTCTGCTTATTCATCCTCGCCTACCGCCTTCCTAATAGCCTCTCTGAGTTCTATTATCACCTCTGTAAATTCATTCTGGCGCTTAGTGATTTCAAGTTCCTGTATTTGTGCTACCGGAGTTTGCTGTGGCTCTTCGGTTTCCGTCTTCTCTGGAAGGCTTGCAACTTGGCGCAAATAGTTCTCCAGTTGGTCATCAGGGAACAATGGCGCACCGGCACCGGATAGAGCTGTGATATATTCGCCTAATTCTTTTAGATTCGGCGATTCCACGTCTCCATGCTGGAGCTTTGGCAAATCCGTTATTCCTGAAAAGCTGTTCAGTTTAAATAGATTCGGAACAGCCTTATTGTTAAACACCCCGGCTATATCATCCAGAATAGCTCCAACCGCCAAACCGAATAGCTCTGTCTTATCCGATGACAAGGCCCAGCTTCCCGTTTTGCCAGATCCCAACATCAGGAAGTCAGCCATGACTGTCATAGCAATTCTCTGGTCATAACGATCTACCACGTCGTTTGTGTCAAAGTTTCGTTTACTTCCAGTAGAAAGCAGGGATAACTTATATCCGGTCTTATTGCCGTTTGGAAGCTCCTCTGCTGGAAACACAACACCCTCCATTTCATCACGGCGAAGGGATGTTACCATCCTCTTGATTGCTTCGAGAACGGCTTTTTGTTCATTTGTCGCATTAGGGGAAAGTAGTTCTGGAGGGACATGAGCGACCGGTAGACCTGCTAAATCGCGCTCAATGCCTATACCTTCTATAACTTCGATATTTTTACGGAAGAACCACGGCTTATATGCGGTTCTTATTATTGACCTTCCTTCTGGGCTTTCTTTGTGCGATTCGGTCCGGAATAGCAAAGCTTTCGAATAAGGTATTTCCCGGAGCCTGTAGTCAGGTGGAGGCTGTTGCTTCATGCCTATTAGACTGCCGTCGTTCCCATCGTCGAACATCCATTCCCAAAGAGAGTCTTGGGCCCGGATAGGAAGTTTTCGCCATCCTATTTTCCCGTCGTTGTATTTGCTTTGCCTAATAAGATCTCCACTTTCACCAAGGCGCTGTTTATACACAATTTCATGATAAGACCAGCCATAAATAAGCATTGACAATATCTCAGAAATATTGTCATGCCAGGACATCGCCATATCCTCCATACATGACTCTAAAAACTCTTTGGCCTCCAGGTCTGCCGGTGTATCTCCTGCTGCGTCAACCCGCCATGATGCTTGCTTGATAAGCATCTTCAGCGCAAAAAGGATTGCTCCTACTACGTGGTCATCTGCCATTTCGCGATATATCTTTATGCCGCGCTGGCCTTGAAGTTCTGCTTGATACTCTTCGTATAGGAAACCGCCAAATCTTTTCAGGCCTGTGGCACCAAGTTCAATATACGGCGATATATTATTTTGATTTTCCTCAAGCAACTTTATCACCTCCAAATACTGGTTGAATCAATTGTTATCGGAGCAACGTTAATAATATTGCTAGGCGCAAATGCCAAAACTACTGCATCGGCCCGGTCCGGTGAATGCAAGCCGCGCTTTTTCATCTCTTTTTTGGTTTCAAGCCTTATTCGGCCCTTGCTTGTGATTGTGTATTTCCGGGTTGTGAGCTGGCCGACCAAATCATCATCATCAATTAATTGAATATCTCCATCTTGAAGGTGATCTCTGATGCTTGCCCAAGATTCGGCACCCCAATCTTCATAATGTTCCTTATCGCCCGGCGCTCCGCCATTATGACAATCAACTACATGAATATTGAGCCCTTCTTCTTGAACTACCTCTCGAACCCTGTCTGTGACTCCGCCGCCAATTCCGTCATCGTCAATTTTGACTACACATCTTTGTTTTTGAAGCTCATTCATCAGGTCCTTTGCTGTGGTTATTACCCAGCCTGCTGTTTTCATTGTATCTTGTTTGCTATAGGTTTTAAGATCAATTAATCTTGGTCCTACCCTTGGAGCAATAACAGTCTCATCATCCCCATAACGAGCTACATCTACGCCTATCTCAAGATCACCATCGTCCTCTAACTCCCGCATGATAGCTGCTTCAACGATATCTAGGGAAATAAATACGTCCGGCTCGGCCTTTGGGAATTCTCCGAGTACACGGACGCGGTAAACATCGCTGTCTTCATGGTATTTGCGTTTGAGCATTTCAATATTTTCTTTGCTCGTGCGTTTACTATTTAAGCTTGAGACCTTATGGTTTTTATAATTAGCTCTATCCTTATGGTGACTGTCATAAAACGTTCCACTGTTTCTTGTGGGGTTACCGCACATTAAGAGTTTGTTCTCATCCCCTGATAATGTACCTAGAATCGCCTCCATTATCAGATCAGCAACACCTGACGCCTCATCCACTATAAACAACATATACTCTTCGTGATACCCTTGCATGTTTTCGGGTTTCGTTGCGGTTTTTGCAGTAGCAAACCATCTGTCATCATGGCCAATCATATATACTTTTGTCTTGGTCCATTGCAGGAGGTTCTTTACTTTAGAGTTGTTCAGCCACTTAGCAACTTCCGCCCACAGAACGTCATATAGCTGCTGTCTCGTCGGAGCTGTGGCAACCACTTTGGGATATGGCCGGCAACATAAGAACCATATTATCGCCATGGCTTCAAGTGCTGTTTTCCCAACGCCCTGACCACTTCTGACGCTTGTCATTTTGGAGTGGGCAATATCAAATAATACTTTTTTCTGCCACTCATCCCAGTCCTCTGGTCTTGCTTCAAGTATATCTTCAGCAAAGGCTTGGGGATCATCCCAGTATATATCGATAATGCCTGCCAGCGTGGCGACAACATTAAATGGTTTATTACTCATTTGCCGTCACCTTAGCTCTGCGCTTTGCTGCTACTTCTTGGAGGGCGCTTATCCACTCTTCAGTATTTTCATCTTTGGGACCAGCTTTTATCTTTTCTAGTTCAATTCGTTGCTGTTCTATTTTGAGCTTCTCTTCCTCCATTCGACGTTTATGATGATCCGGAAGGAGGTCAAGGTATTTCTCTAGTTTTTCGAGGGCTTTCATTTTATCAGAGAGTTTAATTTTTATGCCATCTTTGCCTTGACTTACCTCTGAGATAATCGTTCCATCTACATCAGTTGATTGCTTGAACTTGACCGTGTTTATCATCTTGGTTAGGGGCTTCTTTGTCTCTTTATCAATTACAGGCCCGAACATGGCCATAACGGGAACTTCCTCGCGCCCGAATTCTACAAAGTCGGTAATGTCAGCAAAGGCGATATCGATATATTTTTGAAGTACAGCCATAGCTTCTAGGCCAATGCCCTCTCTGATGTTCTTTTTTAGCCTTTCAATTTGTTTTTTAGGCTAGGCTTTACTAGACTTTTAGAGCCT